GAAAAAATGGCATTCATCACACTGGAAATCGTGCTGGAGATGCTGTTCCAGATGGAAGAAACCACATTCCAGATCGCTGACAAAACAGACGAAATGAAACCAGATACAGCATTCCAAACCGTAGTCACCGCATCTTGAATCGCTGTCAAAACCGTGGAAATTGTAGTAGAAATGGCATTCCAGATGGTTTCAAATGTCGTTCGGATACCTTCTAAAATCGGCGTTAAAAATGCCACGATTGCATTCCAAATGGCACTGATCTTCTCCGAGATCCAGTCCATCACTCTGCCCACAATGATTTGGATGGCTTCAAAAATCGTTTGAAACAGATAACCAAATGCCGTGATCAGCGGTTCTAAGGTGGTGTAAATGGCATTCCAAACGGTCGTAATGACGTTATAAATTGCCTGAAAAACCGTAGAAACCACGTTGTAAATGGCATTGAAAATCGTGCTAAAAAAGTTGTAGATTGCCGTAAAAATGGTGGTGAAGAAGTCCCGAATTGCCGTAAATACAGTTGTTGCCACCGTCTGAATGGCAGTGACAATGGTGGTGAAGGTATTGGAAATGGATGTCCAAGTGTTGACGAAAAAGTCCCGGATTCCGGTAACGATTCCCGTGAAGAAGGAAGCGATGCTGTCCCATGTGTCCACAAAAAATGTTTTGATGGAAGTCCAGACTTCATTCCAGCTTGTTCCGAACCACCCCAGCACCACATCTGCAACGCCTTTCAGGGTATTCATGATATTGCGGAATGTGTTGACAATGAAGTCCCAGATAGAAGTAAAAATACCCTTGATACCGTCCCAGCACTGCTCCCAGTCGCCGGTAAATAGACCAATCAGAACATCCAGCAGCCCCAGAAGAACGCCAGTAAACTCTGAAAAGATGTTGGAGATATTCTGAAAGACGCCTTCAAAAATGGGAGCCAGCAGATTGCACAGCCCGTCCCATGCAGCTTTCAGCACATCGGTGAAACTCTCAAAGTCGAATCCCAGAGCGCGATGATATTGCTTTTGAATTCATCATTGGTTTTCCAGAGATGCACAAAGGCAGCCACCAAAGCGGCAACAGCTGCGATAATGGCGAGCAGCGGACCTAATGACACGCCCAACGCTCCGGTAATGGCTCCAATGCCACCTTGCACAGCCGAGAAAAGGGCAGGCAGTTTGGACACTGCGGAAAAGACGGTTCCCACGCTGGAAATGGTCTTTCCAAGCACCACCAACATCGGTCCCAGAGCAGCAGCCACCAGTGCAATTTTCGCAATGGTTTCTTTTGTCTGCGGATCCAATTGATTCAGCTTGTCCACCAGTTCCTGAATACGAGAAACAATAGAGCGAATGGTGGGCATCAGAATATCGCTAAAACTGATCGCCAATTCTTCCAGCTGAGATTTCAAAATGGTCACTTGTCCGGCAAGGTTATCCTGCATGACCGCTGCCATTTTTTCGGTCGTGCCATTGTAGCCATCTACTGTATCCGAACAGGTGTCAATGGCATTGGACAGCTTTTCAAAGTCCGCCGGGGAACCATTGATGATCGCCAGCATACCGGACATGGCCTCTTTGCCAAACAGCGAGGCAGCAGCCTGTGCCTGTTCTGCCTCGGACAATCCGCCCAATTTCTGTCGGAGTTGTTCCATGAGTTCCCGTAAAGAATACATCTTGCCGGAACTATCCGTCAGAGAAATGCCGTATTGTTCCATGGCAGATGCTACCGTGTCTGTCGGCTTTGCCAGATTGGTAATGGCGGAACGCAGTGCTGTACCAGCCTGTGAGGATTTGATACCGGCGTTCGCCATTAGTCCAATGGCAATGGCAGAGTCTTCAGCAGAGTATCCCAAAGAACCCAGCACCGGAGCGGCATACTTGAAAGTTTCACCCATCATGCTGACGTTGGTATTGGCATTGCTTGATGCGGCAGCCAGAATATCTGCAAAGTGTCCGCTGTCCGAGGCAGACAAACCGAAAGCGGTCAAAGCGTCTGTGACAATGTCCGAAGTAGATGCCAAGTCTTCCCCAGAAGCAGCAGCAAGATTCATGATGCCTTCGATACCGCTGAGCATATCGTTGGTTTTCCAGCCTGCCATCGCCATGTAGTTCATAGCATCTGCGGCTTCACTTGCAGAGAATTTTGTCTTGCTGCCCATTTCACGAGCTTTTTCCCGGAGAGCGTCCATCTCTGAACCAGTCGCACCGGACACCGCTGCCACCTTTGACATGGCGGCATCAAAGTCTGCACCAGTTTTTACAGCAATGGTTCCCAGAGCCGTGACACCAGCAGTGACGGGCAGCAGCTTTTGTCCCACACCGGAAATTTTGTCCCCGGCGGACTGCAGCGTTTCACCCAGAACACCCATCTTTTCCAAAGCGGTGTGAGAATTGTTTGCTTCTGTGGTCAGGCGTTTCAGTTCGTTTTCGGTTTCAATAATCTCACGCTGCAAAGCATCATACTGCTGCTGTGAGATTTCACCATTTGCAAGAGCCGTATTGGCCTGTTCTGCAGCAGTTTTCAGCACTTCTAGCTTTTCTTTGGTGGCAGACACCGCATCGGCGAGGAGCTTATGCTTCTGCGAGAGCAGTTCCGTGTTGGAAGGATCGAGTTTCAACAGTTTCTGGACATCTTTCAACTGTGTCTGCGTGCCCTTGATGTCCTTGTTGACACCTTCCAGTGCCTTGGACAGCTTGGTGGTATCACCGCCGATTTCTACGGTAATGCCTTTGATGCGGTTTGCCATAAATTTCACCTCCGAAATCGAACGAAATGCTTGACAAAATCGTTCGATTGTGATATAATAAAACTAGTAAAAAGAAAAGGGGGCTTGTTTATGTCAATTACTGCAACTGAATTCAAAACAAACCTTGGTAAGTACTTGATGCTCGCTGCAACGGAAGATATTTTCATTTCCAAAAATGGAAAGATCATTGCAAAACTAACCAATCCCAATCAAGATCGTGTTGATATTGCCAAATCGTTATTCGGTTCTGTTCCGTCCGGCTGCACGTTAGAGGAAGCACAAAAAGAGAGGTTGGATCAGATATGAGAGCGTTGTTAGATACTTGTGTGATCATTGATGCGCTTCAAAAAAGAGAACCTTTTTGCGAAAATGCACAGACTATTTTTCTGCTTTCTGCCAATCGTCTTTTTGATGGTTGGATCAGTGCAAAATCTGTCACAGATATCTACTATTTGACGCATCGTCAAACACACAGTGATGCAGAAACTCGAAATATTTTAAGCCGTCTCTTTGTACTGTTTGATATTTTAGACACAGCTGGACTGGACTGCAGACAGGCAATTTCATCGAATGTATCTGATTACGAGGATGCTGTTATGATTGAAACAGCACGTCGCACAGGGATGGATTGTATCGTCACAAGAAATGAAAAAGATTATGCACATGCTGACATTCCAGTATACACGCCAGAGGCATTTATCGCATTGCTTTCATCAGAAGAAGAAACAGATTTCTAAAATCGGTCAAAATCCCTCTGATCTGCCAGCACATCATAATGACACTCGTCATTCTCCCGTTCGGTAAACATATCATTCACCAAACCAATGGTCAAAAAATCCAAATCGCCCATTGACAAACCAAGCTGAACGCACCGCAACAAAAACAGCGGTGTGGTCATCGGTCGGTCAATCGGGCGATGTTTTTTTTAGATTGAACCTGTGTTTCTACGTTCAAACCCCAGAGGTCGATCAGCTGCGGTAAGATCTCATAGATGCTGAACGTGTTAAACTGTTCCAGCCACTCGTCCGGCGATGCCGGAATGGCTGCATCGGCGTGTTTTGCCATGATGTAGGCGATGTTCTCAAACACCTCAAGGCTTTCAATGTCCAGTGCGGAGGATTTCTCTGTATTTTCTCCCACAGACTTTTGCAGTGCTGCAAAGTCCTGATAAATATCTCTGCGGAATTTCAGACGATACAATCTGGGAACTGCTGCACTCGCCTTGAACGGCACATCAATCCCATCAATGGTGATGTTCTTCTGAATTGCCATACTGCACCCTCCTTACGCTTTTACAGTGGTCTTGGAAGCCATTCCGACTGCCGGTGTGTATACGTTCTTGTACCAGCCATCATAAGTAGAAGCATCTGTGGACTCACAGGTCTTTGCCTTTACCAGACCGTTGGGCAGTGCCGAAGCCTTGATGGAGATGGTTTCAGTCTTTACTTCCTTGCTGTCCTCGGTAGTCTGTCCCTCTGTTGCTGGACGGGAGGCGGAACAGCAATAGAGAACATGGCGAATCTTCCGCTTATCTCCGGTGAATTCAAACAGCAATGCAAACTGTGATACCTCATCATCATTTCGTTCCACCAAAACACCGTTGCTGTCCAGGATTTCTCCCAGAATATCTGTAGAGAAATCTGTAGGAATCAGGGCGATTTCCAAATCACCTTCATAGCCAGAATTGTTGGAAATTACGTAGTATACGATGTCATCGGCATAAAAATTTTCGTTTTCGCCATTGGCATCAATGGAAATGGAAACCGCACCTGGCAGACGCACCGGATCCACATAGACCGGTGTCAAATTGGCTCCGCTGGCATCGGTTACCCAGTCATTGATTTTAGCGTAATGTACATTGGTCAAACCGAATTTGACCTTGTTCTTTTTGTTTGCCATAGGACTTAAACCTCCGTTTCATAAAGCACTTCATAGAGCCTTTCTGACTCTATCCAGACTTCTGATTTTGTGTAGTAGATCTCATGACGTTTCAGAACCTCTTCAATCTGATTTTCCAGTTCAGGATTCTTAACGTCTGTATAAAGTTCAATATCCAGTTTCTTAAAACTGAAATACATGGAATTATCCGCTGAAAATGTATTCTCTCCAGGAGATAGAAACAGCAAAAAAGGCGGTGCGGGACTTTCACCCTCGGCAAAATGATGGTAGGCGAAAGGCAGTCCCATCTCTTCCATCATTTCTGCGATCTGTTCGTAGGTCATGACAACGCCTCCTCGATCAAATGCTCCAGCAACTGTACACCGTTTTCTTCCGCAGGAGCAATGTGCGGTTTTCCTGATACCCGACCGCCGCCACGTTTGGCATGGCCTTTCTCCAATAAATGTGCCAGCTGATAACGATTTTTACTGTGTACAGTCATTTCAAGAGAATGGCTGTTTTCCTTGGTCTTCTTCGTTGCCCAGCTTTTTGCATATTTTCCGGTGTCCTTCGGAGCATTGGCGGAAATCTCGTTTTTCACTTGCGTTGCAGACTTCCGGACTGCTTTTTTCATGGCAGTATCCGCAAGGTCTGCATATTCCTGCAAGCCCTGCATAATTTCCTCTGCAAGATTGTCAATACTGGTCATTTTGTCCTGCCTTTCTGGCTTCCGCAGTAAGTTTCAGATAATCCTTGTGCAGATAATCCGGTGTAATACCAGTGATGTCATAAATGTTTCCCTGAAACAGGATGCGATTGCCTGTTACAGACGGCATCCAGTTTCGACTTTGCCGAATGAGAAACTCCAGCTTCTGCGTTTCTTTGGTCACACCAGCTTCCGTATTTTCTACGGAAGATTTCAAGGTTACCCTTGCCCAACAAGAAAACGTTTCGTCCCACACAGCGGTGTGATTGCCGATTTCATCGGTAACAACACGATTTTCCAGAAAGGTAATTCGCTGATTGAGTGTTCCAATTTCCATTACATCACACCCTCTCGCTGTGCAAACAGCATGGCACGAAGCGTTAACGTCAGCTTGGAAAAGTCTGCGGTATTGCGGTTTTCATAGAGATAAGAAACCGTGTAGAGCATTGCTGTCCGTACCACATCTTCGTTTTCTGAAAAGCGTTCCTCGTCCATTCTTCCTACATCCATTACCAGCTGTTTTGCCGTTGCTAAGAGGGAGAGCAACAACGGGTCTTCCTCCTCAAAGTCGATTCGCAGATACTGTTTGACTTCCTGTAAAGTTACCACCCACTCCACCCCCTTTCTCTGATTACGCTTTCATGCCAAGTGTCTTTACGGCTTCGGTCAGAATCAGTCTGCCATCGACACGCTGAGATGCGAGGAATCCAACCTGACCATTCATTGCAAATACCTCGTTCAGCCGCTTAAAGGAACGACCCTGCCGGTCGCCGATCCAATAATAACTGAAATCACCAAAAGCAAGGCACTTTGCACCTGCCTTGATCTCCGGCACATAGCTGGAAGTGTAGTACGGACGATTCAGAATGGTATCCGGTACGCCTGCCTGCACGGACGGATTCCAGATATAGTTTCCGGTGCTGTCTTTCAGCTTACGAAGTGCCTTTACTGTGGAATCGTTGAGAACCCACACTGCCTTCTTACGATACGGGCTTCTCAGAGAATAGAACAGTTCCAGAACATCATCGAAAGTGATATTTGCAGTGCTGGTTGTCGCTCCGCTTTCTGCACCGCCCGTTGCAGCAAAGATACCAGTCGGCTTGCCCTTGCCGTCACCAATGAAGAAAGATTCTTCTTCCTTTGCACCGATTCTTCTTGCAAATTCCTTTGCGATGTAAGACGGCAGGTCAAAAGCGGCATCATTCAGCAGTTCCTCAGAGATCTTAATTGCCGTACCGACCTTGTACGCACCAAGGGAAGCCTGTCCAAAGGTATCATCCGACAGCTTATATGCGTCCTCCTCGTCCATCCAAGCAGCTTCGCCCTTAGAAGTAACGATGGGAATCTTTCGATCACCGGAGGAAGTTTTAATAACAGTCGCCAGCTGCCGGAAAATGTTTTCTTCGGTCAGGGCTTCCACCAGTTTTCGTTCGTGAGGTAGCAGTGTGCCGCCTTATCATCTTTCGATGACAGGTTTGCACAAAGCCCCTCCCAAACCGTGCTTACACCTCTCGATGTACACGGCTTTCCATTCATTATTGACATGTCATTTATTTTGTTCCCTGTGAATCTTTTTGAAGCATTTCGGGCAAACAATCAACGTTTTACGTCTCATGTGAAGCATTTTCTTGCCCCATTCCGTAGTGCTTTTCAGATTCTTCATTTTACCTGCATGATAAATACAGCAGGAATCACTATTATCACCACACAGCTCACATACCCCTGCGCTTAACCGCACATATTGTGACAGCTTTTTCGGGTCAAAGGATTTGTATTGCCATGGGTCTTTATCGGACATCAACTTACCGGCTTTGCAGTCAGCTAATGAGACAAGCTTTGCATATTTGATACCGCCTTTAACTTCATGGGGAATAGCCCATTTGCCATCATGACGATATTTTTGGATGATTTTTCTCGTTGTGCTGTTGCTTTTGCTTGCAAGCGTCTTTAGACAGCTATATTCCATAAGATAACGGAAATAATTCAGCTTATCATAATTCGCTGCTAAGCAGTAATAATTGCAAATGCCACGGATTTGTGCATTATACCTGTTCACAATATCCACTTCCGAAAGATGTCTTAATCTTGGAACGCAAACCGCCCAGATTTCTCCGTTTGGTTTTTGTTCTATGATGTCGTTTTTGAACAGGAACTGCATGATCTTATCTTCGAGAGGTACAGTTAATTCTACAGAGTTATTCAGCGTTCTTTGTTTAACACCGTTTGCCTTTTTCTTTATCTTCTGGCTTCGGCGTACCGCAACGTCATAACCAAGGAAACGTACTCGTTCAGCACTGTGTGTGATCTTTGTTTTCTCAGCACTCAACTCTAAATGGTACTGCGTTGATAGAAATTCTCTCAGAATCTCTTTAATTTCTTCACAGTCTTCTCTGCTTCCGCTGATTCCAATTAGAAAATCATCAGCATATCGGCAGTATACAAGCTTTTTATCGTCGGACATTCTTGCGGGCGTTTTCAATTTTTGATTGCACACCGCTTTATATTCCTTGATTGCAAGCTCACGTTCCTCACCTTTTACCCTGTCAATCTTCTTTTGAAGTGTCTGCCTTCTTTTCGCTAAATGAAGATATTCCGGTGTCTGGTGTCGTGTAGACTGCTTATCGAACTTTTCCTTGAGTTTCATGACTTTCCGGTCAAGCTCATGCAGGTATATATTTGCCAGAATAGGGGAAATGATTCCGCCCTGTGGTGTACCGGAGATTGTGGTATGATATTGAAAATCTTCCACATAACCTGCTTTCAGGAAAGCTCTGATAATATTGATAAATCTGCTGTCCTTGATTTTGACTTCTAACGTTTTAATAAGCACTGCGTGGTCTATATTGTCAAAGCAACCCTTGATGTCGCCTTCTATGAACCATTTTACAGAACGAAAATTTGTCTTTATCTGGTCGAGAGCTGTATGACAACTTCTCTCCGGTCTGAAACCATGTGACTGGTCATAAAATAACGGTTCATAGATTGCTTCCAGAAACATTCTAACCGCCTCTTGCAGAAGTTTATCTCGAAATGACGGAATACCCAGTGGGCGCATTTTTCCGTTCTGTTTCTTGATATATTCTCTGCGCACAGGCTTCGGTTTGTACTTTCCTGACCTCAATTCTTCAATCAGTTCATGCACATATTCAGCACTAAAACCGTCAGCAGTGTCGTTGTCACTTCCGGGAGTCATTGCTCCACTGTTTGCATATAATTTCTGGTAAGCTGCAAAATAAATGTCCTCTCTCAGAAGGTAGCGAAAGAGTCTTGTAAAGACTCCGTCGTGATGTTCCGAGGAACTTTTATTGACACGCTCCAAAATCTCCGATGTTGGATTCATGAGGATTCTCCTCCCTTTCATCTTCTTACTTTGGAATTAACAAACTGCTTCCCTTCGCCATGTAGTGGGCGTTATCCACCTCGGACTACTACGGAAGCTCCGTTGCCATATGGAATATTCAGTCTCGAATAGACATAGCCTTTCGGCATTTCCACTTAGGCAATCCCTGTTTAACGATGCTTATAGGCAAGTGATAACTGTCGGATATCATTTCGGTTTATCTCACGTGTTCTCACGCTTGCTTCATGACCTATAGCAGACACCATAACGAATTCAATATTATGGTGGGGTCATGAGAGTGGTTTCAGGATAATTTCCACACCCTCCCACGAAAAAGGAGCTAACCTTTGCTTTGGCAATCCAGCCTTATCCTTATGTTATCTTGTCATTGCAGGTACTACTCGCCTCATATCCTTTTGACGTTTCCTGCGTTTCTGCCGTGCTGTGTTCCCGTGTCCAGTTTCCTGTCATCGGTTAGGCAGATTGACAACCGCTCTGCTGTGCGGTGTAGAGCCTAATCTACTGTAAACATCGCCTTTTACAGGCGCACAAACTCATCTGGAACAAGATAGCCACCCTCAGTATCTGTACCAACCTGCAGGTCGTTTCGGACATCGTAAAAATTGCGGTTGCGGATGTTGTTCCAGAAAGCAGTACGATATGCATCCGATGCAATGCCGGTCTTGGTATCACTGTGAGTGGATGCGTTCGGCTTGTTCTGAATCGGCGTAGAAGTGGGCTTGTTCATCTCCGCTTCAATCTGAGCCTGTCGTTCCAGCCGCTGGATTTCCTTGCCGTATGCCACGATCTGCTGCTCCATGGCATCGTATGTCTTGCTGTCCTCTTCCGAAAGCAGACCGCTGGCGGTGCGTTTGGTGTCGAGGAAATCACGGGCGGTGTCCCATGCTTTCGCTCTTTTTTCTCTCAGTTCCTGAATGGTCATGTTCATTCCTCCTTAATCTTTCAAAAGTGCCAGCCGTTTTTCCAGCTGGTCAATGGGAATCCCGATGGGAGCGACTGCGGAAAGTTTGTGCAACAAGGTGTTCTGGGTATGCTTTGCGGAATACTGCACGGGTTGTGGTTCGGTCTGCGTGGATGGAGCAGGGGAGTCCGCAAATAAAATCCCGTCCACCAGTCCCAGTTCCAGGGCTTTTTCGGCATTCATCCACGTTTCTTCGCTCATCAGCTGCGAGAGCGTTTCCCGGCTCTGGTGGGACTTCTGCACATAGGCGTTCAGGATGGATTCCTTGACTTCTTCGAGCATGGTGATGGTCTGTTCCATGTCTGCCTTGTTGCCATAGGCGAGGGTCATCGGGTCGTGAATCATCAGCATTCCGGTCGGGGAAATCAAAGTTTCATCGCCTGCCATTGCCACAACGGATGCAGCAGAAGCAGCGATGCCGTCAATCTTCACGGTAATTTTGCCGTTGTGGTTTCGCAGCATGGTATAAATCTGACTGGCAGCAAACACACAGCCGCCGGGGCTGTTGATCCAGACGGTGACATCGCCCGGATGGGCTTCCAGTTCTGCCCGAAACTGAGCAGGTGTGACATCATCTTCCAGCCATGATTCTTCGGCAATTGCTCCATTCAGTCGGAGTTCTGCCGGTTCGGCGGGTTCCGCTTCGTTTTTGACCCAGTTCCAAAATCGGTTCATGGTGTTTTCCTTTCTGTTGTTTGATAGGCAGCCCCTGCATCTTTCAGCTTCGTAAAGCTACCGTTGACCAGATACAAGTTTCCGCCTTCTGCTTCTGGGATTTGGTTCATGTCTTCCAGTTCCCGGATGTCGTTGGTGGACATCCAGCCATTTTGTCGGGCAGTCGCATAGCCCTGCATTCTGGAAGCATAGTCGCCACGCAGCAAGCCCTCTACATTGAACTTGATGCAATACTTGCCCTTTTCGGAATCGCAGAGCAAGTCTTTCTGTAGTCCCTGTTCCCAACGGACAAGCCACGGGTCGAGGCTGTACTTCACGAAATCCAGTGACAGATGTTCCACATTACTGAATGTGGCGTGGTCGAGGTCGCCAATCATATGCAGCGGCACTCTGTACATTCGAGCGATTTCCTCCACCTGAAACTTTCGGGTTTCGAGGAACTGGGCTTCATTGTTGGGAATGGAAATCGACTGGTATTTCATGCCCTGTTCCAGTACGGCGATTTTGTGGCGGTTGCCGGAGCCGTAAGCTCTCCGCCAGGCATCCCGTACTTTCTCCGGGTCTTTGACGGTGTTCGGGTATTCCAGCACGCCGGAGGGAGTTGCTCCGTTCGCAAAGAACGAAGAGCCGAAGTCCTCGCAGGCAAGCGACAGCCCCAGCGAATTTTTCGCCAAGGCAATCGGAGAATAGCCAATCAGACCATCAAAGCCCAGTCCGGGGATGTGTAGCACGTTCTCTCTCGGCAGTACCAGTTCACCGAGTTTCTTCAGGTTGGGGTTGGCATTTTCATAGCAGCTGTAGCGGTAAATCAAACGGTTTTTGTCATCCCGGTCAACGGTCATGCGGTCGGGGAGCAGGGGATACAGCCCTACGACTTCGCCCCGTCCATTCCGGATGATTTGGGCGTAAGCGTTGCCATAAATCAGTAGATGGGACATCAGCGTTTCCCGAAACACAAAGCTGGTCATTTCCGGGTTCGGCTGGTCGTGGAGTAAAAAATAGAGCGGATGGTTGGGTACTCGCTCTTTTCCGGTGTTGGTGGATTGATAGACGTGTAAGGGCAGCTGGGCAACGGTCTCCGACAAGACCCGAATACACGCATAGACTGCCGTCAGCTGGAGGGCTTTCCAGTCGTCCGCCTGCCGCCCACTGCTGGAGCGTCCGAAGTGGAACGAATAGGAGCGGCTGTTATATTGGTCTTTGGGCTGCGGCTTGTCCCGACTGCGAAACGGATTTTTAAACGGCATAAACGCTCTCCTTTTTGGTTTGGGTAAATGACACAATGGTTTCCGGATACACAAGCCTGTATTTCTGTACATTTAGCGACTTGCAATTATTTGAGAAAAGAGGTAATATAACAGTACCGCAAGGGAAACCAAGCAAAAACAAAAAACGGAGGATGAAAAAAAATGGAACGCATAAAAAGAGTGGTTATCACATGGGAAGACGAAAACTGGGAATACGAACTGGAGTTGACCGGATCAGAGGCAGAACACTTCACCGAATCGGAGGCGGCTGCCTACGCTGCTCAGGATGCCGCCGAAAACGAAACGACCATGAAACGGCTGCTGGACATCGACATCGAAACCGAGGAGTTGGACGACCGGGAGGCAGCCATGGAGGAGGCTGCCTACTGGAACGAATTTTTCTGGGAATGCGAGAGCGGTCGATAAACCGCTCGCAAACCTTTCATTCTGCACCGAGAGCCGAAAGGCTCTTGTGCTGGTGCATGACTTGAAGAATCTGTTGGATTTCCGTTTCTGGAACGCCCAACGCTTGCAATGCCTGTCGGCTGCCGCAGTCGGGACAAATCGGGGTCTTGGAATCTGTCCGGGAAAGGGCAGGGGGTTCTGTGTAAGCGTTCCGGCACAGTGGACAAATCCGCCGGGTCGGTGCTGGCTGTTTGCCATTCATGAAAACACCCCCTTTCACGCCGTTCTGCCAAACCGAAAGGCGGCATCGCCGTTCAGGTTTCGGGTCAGAAACATTCTTGCTGTGGCGAATTCCTCGCCGACCAGCCCCAGCCGAATCAACCAAGTTCGCATCGCAAATTTCGGGTTTTCGGTTTGTTGTGGTTTCGGGCTGACAGTTCGCAGCTGTTTCGCCTGTTCGGAAAGGGCGAGGCAAAGCTGAATATAGCTTTTCAGCTGTCCGGCATGGAGTCCGTTTTTTCTGCCGTTGGCAGGTTTGTCGAATTGGAACAAGCGAAATTCAATCGTTCCTTTCGTGAAAAGGGCGTGGTAGTTGGTCATGTGATAGCGGCTGTCGTTGTAGTGGTGTGTTCTGCCGTATTCCGCCCCGTTTGTGGTGTACCAGATATCCGCAAGCTGTGCCATGGTGGTAGGCTTTTTTCGGTTCAGCTGTTCGATGAAATTCGGGTTGACAGTTCGGCAGTAGCGACGCATCCGGTTCTGGTCGAGGTGCAGGGCATCCGCAAGCAACCGCTCGTGGCTTGCCATGATGTTGGCAAGGTTTCGCAGGCTCTGCGGTGTGTGTCCGCTTGCTCCAATGTGAATGTGTACCCCCGCTCCTACGCCTGCGTGGCTGATGGCTCCGGCTTTTCGCAGCCGACATACCAGTTCTTGCAGCTGTTCGATGTCAGCGTAGGTTAAAATTGGCGTGACCAGTTCGCACTTTTCCGTGTCTATGCCGGAGATGGAGTTGTCCCGTTGAAACTTCCACTCTCTGCCCTGTGCATCCCATGCTGACCAAGTGCTGTATCCGTTTCGGCTGGCAGTATATTCGCATCTGTCCGTGCCGAAATAGGCAGCGGCAAGTCTGGCAGCCCGTTCTCGGGTGATGTGGTTCATCTCAATCTCCACCCCGATGGTCTGTTGTTTCATCCGTTGGATTTGCTGTTCTGTTTTTGCGTTCATGGTTGTTCCTCCTGCTGTTTTTTGGTAGTGTTATATTACCTCTAAACGGCGGAGATAGCAAGCCGCTAAACGACACAAAGTTTTGTTCGTGTATTTGTGCTTATAGCACAAGCAGTTCTCGTTCATCATAGACACAGGTCTGCTCTTCCGAGTGGCGAATGGCACGGTCGAGTGCCATAATCGTGGCAACGATACCATCAATTTTTTCCGTTGATTTTGCCTTGTCGGGCTTGATATTCTGGGCAGGGTCGCTTCGGGTGACGACGTTTCCAGCCATCCATCGAAGAATCGGGTTGCCGCCGTGCTGGATGTTTCCTTCCAGCAACAGCTTGTAAAACTCCTTGCTGGGGGGCGACATGTCTTTATATCCTTGTCCAAATTGTACCATCGTAAATCCCAACCCCTCCAGATTCTGTGACATCTGCACTGCACCCCAACGGTCAAAAGCAATTTCTTTGATATGGAATTTCTGCCCCAGTTCATCGATGAAGTTTTCGATAAAACCATAGTGAACCACATTTCCCTCAGTCGTTTTCAGGTAGCCTTGCCGTTCCCATACATCATATGGAACGTGGTCACGCCTTACTCTGAGGGGTAGTGTTTCTTCCGGCAACCAGAAGTAAGGTAAGATGTAATAATGCTCTTCATCTTCAGTGGGTGGAAAAACAAGCACAAAAGCTGTAATATCCGTTGTGCTGGAAAGGTCAAGACCACCGTAACAAATACGACCTGCAAGCATCTCTTCATCAAAAGCGACCTTGCATTTGTCCCATTTTTCCATCGGCATCCAACGCACCGCCTGTTTTACCCATTGATTCAAACGCAGTTGCCGAAAGGCGTTCTCTTCGCCGGGAGTTTCCTTTGCAGAATTACACGCAGCCACCACCTTATCCATACCGATTGTTTTGTCAAGGCTTGGATTTGCTTTTTTCCAAACCTTCGGGTCAGTCCAATCTTCTGATTCATCTGCACCATAGATAACCGGATAGAAAGTCGGATCATGCTTTCTGCCTTCCAGAATATCCTTTGCCTTGGAATGTACCTCATAGCAGATGCTGTTGGTGTCCGTTCCTGCCGTGGTGATGAGAAAATACAATGGCTGCATACGGGCATCGCCGGAACCCTTTGTCATGACATCAAACAATTTTCGGTTTGGCTGGTCGTACCCAACTAAGGGAACCACATTGTTTATAATTTATTTACATTCAGAAATTAAGACAAGCAGACAGGCTTAAATTTGCAAAGAAAATCGAATAGGTAAACGAGAAGCGTTCTTCATATATCAGTGAAGAACGCTTTTTCTATTTATTCGGAGGTTATTATGGCAAATGTATCAAATTCATCGGTTGTCAGAGTGCATAAGAACACCGACTTCACGATCATGTGTAATCATCATTTGAGAAATCAGAAACTCAGCTTAAAGGCAATCGGGCTGATGTCAAAAATACTCGGTCTGCCTGATGACTGGAACTATTCCATCGCAGGACTGGTGAAGATCTGCAAGGAGGGCGAAACGGCAGTCCGTGCTGCTTTGCATGAACTGATCGACGAACGGTATGTGTATCTGGAGAAGCTTCCACCGAACTACTCCAAAAGCGGAAGATTTGAGTACGTCTATCACATCTACGAGATTCCTTACGAGAATATCCCTGACGGTCTGGAATGTCCGGATCTGTTTCTCAAAATACAGGCGAAAAAGCAAGCTGAAACAAAGCAAAATGCAGCTTCTCCGGATATTGAGGAACAAGATGCAGAAAACCTGTATCTTGAAAATCAGGGTGTAGATAAGCAGGGTCAATTAAATACTAACATATCAAGTACGAAAGAATCAAATATGAAAGAATTAAATGGCACTGCTCCTGTTTCGACGAAGAAAAAGGCGGATAAGAAAAAATACGCAGAAGCTGTAACCATGACGGAGGAAGAATATCAGAAGCTGACAGATCAGCATTCAAAATCTTTCGTGGATAAGTGCATTGAGATTCTCAATAACTATAAGCTTTCCAGCGGAAAACGATACAAGTCAGATTATCACACGATTCTGAACTGGGTGGTCGAAAGAGTTTCCAAAGACTATCCTCAGCTGGATACACCTCCTGCACAAAGTCCGGCATATGACATTAACGTCAATCCTTTCGACCAGTTTGTGAGGTGAGAAAATGTTTGTCAATACAGAATTACTGGAGTTTATCCGCATGAAAAATCCACTTTCCTCGGTGGTGGAAAAATACGAAGTGATCGAGAAAGACTGCTGTAAATGCCCATTCTGTCACAGTAAGACCAATTCCCTGAATCTCTTTCACGATGAGATCTACACCTGTTTCCACTGCGGTGAAAGCGGTGATGTGTTTGGATTTGTCAGCAAGATCGAAAAGATCTCATTTGCGGAAACGGTTCAGAAAATGGCGAAATTATCGGGTATCTATACTCTGGAGGAATTGAAACAGCAGAATGTTTTTCGCTTCTGGGACAGGTTTCTGATCCTGTGTGAGCATTACCACATTTCAGCTGATTATATCGTGCGTGAATATTCCTCAGACCTGACGAAAGAATATCTTCTTCGCCTGAAATACAGCAAGGAGGAACCGGATACCGCTCCATTGGAAAATATCATGCAGCTGAAATACGGCGTATCAAAGGAATTTTGGAACACTGCTCCTGAACATATCATGGAGCATCTGACAGCAGAAAGGAAAGAAAATGAATGATACACTGAAAAGCATTTTTCGGACACTCTCTGAAAATGCAGAAGAGAACTTCATCAAGAACAAGAACGCAGAAGATTATCTTGCTGAGGACGGTCTTTGGCACTGCGGAAAATGCGGTACAGCAAAGCAGTTCCGACTTCCGGAACAGTTTACGAAAATGGGAATGCCGGAGATCGTTGGCTGCTGCTGTGCCTGCCAGTCTGCAAAGGAAAAACGGGAAAAAGCAGAATATCAGCTTGCTTCTGTCATCAGACAAAACAAGAAAATTGCCAATATTCCAGAACATTATCGGTCAGCGGACATTGCAGATGTGGAATCTTCGGATGCCAAAAAGATCGGGTTGAACTATATCAAAAACTTCGAGAAAATGGGCAGAACAGGACTGCTTCTCTACGGCGATGTGGGAACAGGCAAAACCTATCTGGCAGCCTGCATTGCAAACGCCTTGTTAGATCAGGGAGTAAGCGTCAAATGGCTGACCTCCATGCAGATCGTGGAACGCAGCTGTTTCTGTAATGAAGCAGAATATGCGGAATACCTGAACAGCATTACCGCTCCCGACTTGCTCGTCATTGATGATCTGGGAGCAGAGCGTGGCACAGAATTTGCAGTGGAACGTGTCCACAGCCTTGTGGATACCCGTATCTCCGCCAATCTGCCAATGATTGTTACCACCAATATCGACATTACGGATATGGGTAACTGCACTGATCTGAAGAAGGAACGCACATTTGACCGCATTCTGCCTGCAACATTCGCCTTTGCGATGAAAGGGATTTCCTATCGCATGAAACAGGCACAGCAAAGCTATGAAACACTCAAAAATCTGCTTTTGGGTGAAGAAATCAAAACAAACAGAAAGGACGAAAACACAAATGAGAATCATCAAAACTTATGACGGCATGACAATGAACTGCGATGTGATCGCAACGATCCAGTCGGTTTTTATGAACACACAGACCGGCAGCATCAGTGAAATGATCGATGACACCTTTGATCCGGATATTGTAGAATTTGCAGTGACTGCATTTACCACACTTGGAGATGAGGTTGTCCTTGCGGTCTACGCAACCGAAGAAGAACGTGACTACGCCAGATACAAACTGGAAAACTGGCTTGTTTACGATGTCGGAAGCTACTACACCATGACAGAAAGAAAATAACGGAGGTTTTTACAATGGAAAATATGGAAAAAATGATTGTAACAGAGTACGGCAGACCAATTATGATGCAAAAGGTCAAAGAATTTGCACAGAGATCAATTTTTCTTGAAGATGAAAGAGTGATTCCCTATGCAGTGTTTGCACTGCTTGACAACGGCGAACTGGTGAATGTCGGCAATTTCGATGATCTGGATACCGCTGAGATTGCTCGAATCATTCTGGATATTTTCACCGAGGACAAAAAGGCAGTATTCGATGTAAATCTGGAAGTGTTCGGAATCAAAAAGTTCCTTGAAATGCTTCGCTATGTGTCAGCGGACAGCGAAACACTCTATCACACACTGGTAAGTGATCTGAAAAGACAGCTGAAAAGCGGTGAACTGAATGTCAGCTTCACTTGACGGCTACATACAGCTTGCTCACGCCATTGTCGCTGTGGCAGCAGAAAGTTACAAATACACGCTCTTAGCCGTCAGAAGCCATACCCGAAGCGATTCTGTATATCGCAGAAAAGCAGAACTGGAAAGCTTTTTTCTGTCAGAATGGTTCGGACTGCTGTCCGGACTGGACGGAAGATATTTTATCAAGAGAATGCAGGAGGTTTACTATTTTGACAGGTAAAGAGTTTTTGTGGCAGTATATCATGATCGACCGGCAGATCAAAAGTGTGAAGCTGCAGTTGGACAGTATGGTAGAAATTGCAAAAGAGAATGCAATGAGCAATGTTTTTCAGGACGAAATAGCAGATCTAAAAAACAAACTGAAAGATCTGATCTCGAAATCTGCTCGTGTAAAAAAGGAAATACTGGATAAGATTCTGTTGATTCCAAACAATGAACGCAGAGAAATTCTGATCAAACGCTATCTGGAAAATAAAGCGGTTGTGACGATCTCCAAAGAGATGTTTATGACCTATCAGGGGATTTACTATCACCTTGATATTGGCGAAAAGGAAATTGAAAAGTTGTTCTGAAAGCAGAAAGGCTCTCTCACCCGATAAGGTGGAGAGCCTTTTTTGATTCTCAAAAAGTTGTACAGTGTCACAACTTTCCTGTTTTTTGCTTGAATCTGTTTGAAAAAGCAATAAAACACTTTAGAGAACTGAAAAGCACTTGAAAATACTTGAGAGATTTAAACTTCTCATTTTGCTAAACTGAAATAAGTAAGCGGGAAAGGAGTGAGCGTATGACCTTATCAATTATCTCGCAGGACAGAAGCGTGTTCAACTATTCCAATGCGGTTTCCTGTATCACCTGCGGTGAGTACGATGACGGAAGCGGATATGGTTTCATGGTCTATCTGAACGGCGATACGGAAAACGGTATCGTAATCGCAGAGTATGACGATGCAGAAAAGTTCCATGCCGTCAGATCGGATTTTTCCAGATGGCTGCATGAGAATATCGACGCAGTGTTTGAATTTCCGGAATGAGTACAGACTTTGAAAAAGGCTTGCGAAAAACCATTGATCTGTCGGTCAAAAGCAAGGAACTGACAGCCGATGTCCTGAAATCAGCCATGCAGGATTTTCTTTCAGGAAAATCCAGACGAAAAGGCAGAGTGTCCATGAAACAGCTGTCGGAACATTCCGGCAAGCTGGAAAACGTGGAGATCAAGGGTATCGGGGATTTTCTGAGTGTAGCAAAGAAATATGACATTGACTATGCCGTCAAGAAAGAACCGGACAGTGATACCTATCACGTTTTCTTTCAGGCAGGTAAAATGGAAGATTTCAAGAGGGCTTTTCAGGAGTTCGCCAGCGAAAAACAAGGCGAACTGACGAAACCCCGTGCGGAGATCACCCGACAGCAGATCAAAGATATGGCAAAACAGATTGCCCATGAACCGAAGAAGAAAGAAAAGGTTCGTGAGAAGTCCAAGGAAATGACGCATTAGGAGGTTGAGAATGGATGCCAAAAAAGTAAAGAAACTCGTTCTCAATAACCTCGCCTATGTCATTTTCGGCTATGCCGGTAACATCATCAGCTTTTCGTTCCGAACGGCTGAGGGTAAGGACGTTTCGGAAAAGATACTCCCTGCCCTGAACAATCTCGGCACGGCGTTTGCCCATATCATTCCGTCTTTTCACCCGATCGATCTGCTGGTTGGTGTTGCAGTTGGAGTTGCCATGAAATTCATCATGAAAATGCGTGCAGCCAACAAGAAGAAGTTCCGGCAAGGAACGGAATACGGCTCTGCGGTATGGAGTGCATAATTTTAAGTGTAAATGACACATACATGGACGCACAGGAGGTTATGCACATGACTGATTATAGCAA